CATGATCCAACATCGATGTCCGCGCGTTTCCGTTTATTTATATATCTCACCCTAATAGGACTTATATAATCTGAGAACCTAGACCCTCAGATTATCTTATTACTAAGTAACATTTCGATATTTCACTCCCCGGTAATTAGCGTTAGGAGCCATTTATTTATTTTATTTTATTTTATTTTAATTTAACTTAATCGCCTCTTCTTAATTAAATAAAAAGTAAGCACTAACAACATTATTAGAACAATAATAATCATAATATACGCGTCGATTAAAGCGTATTGGCGCCTTTTGTGATGGTGAACGTGCCATAACCGCATTTTTCACCGTTGTTAGTCTCTGAACGCCAATTGTCAATATAAATGTCTCGCACTGACGGACATCGATGTTGGATCATGGAAATGATACCAACCAATTCACCTCTTCTTGCTCATTGGTGAAGATACGAAAACGAATCACATCTGACTCTTCTTACACCAAATTGCTGGCTATAGCCCCGAAAAAGTGAAACGTGACATTATCTTTGAGCAAATAATAGGATGAAAGCCTATTAACCCTCAAAATAACATCTTTCGGGCTACTGTGACTGTCTTCGGCCAACAGCGATATCGCTATAGCTGTTAGCTTGACCTCAGCCCCCGATTTCACCCCAATTTTGTCTAAACTCGATTGAAGTTCCCGTATCGCTCTCATCATTCCTTTCAGCAACGAACGAGAAAAATTTTTCTTCCCTCTACCCCGAGCTAGACCGTTTACGCTAGCATCGGTCAACTTCGTGTCAACTAAAATCAAATGTAACGCCTTGCGTATGTCTTTGAGTGTGTCTGCCTCGCGCAGGTACATTCCATACATCTTACGCATAAACTTGGTGTCAATTTCGGCCACCGTGTTCTCACGAGCGAACCTCAACTGCCAACCGTTTGGCGTCTGCTCTAATTCCTTCTGCGTCTCCTCCACAAATGTCGAGAACGATAACTCTAACCATCGAGAATTCAATTTTAACGCTTCATAGAGTAAGTGAACGCTATCCGCGTTCGAAATTTCGATGATGTGTACGCAAAACTCAGAGAAGTTACCAACATACTTAGGCGTAATCAAAGCCATCGTAGCAATATGTATAACAAACAGTGGGTAACTTTGATTACCCTCAAACCAGTCTCAATGCATCTACGAACACGTCCCCGCTCATCGTTGATGCCAAGCGTTGACAGCGCATACACTCTTTAATGTATGACGACGACGCATACACTTCGCCGCCTATCAACATTATATAAGATCCCTCGTTCTGCATAAATAGAGCCACGGAACGGGCCTTTTTCTTATCCGCATTTAAACCTTCGTACCCTACTGCCACCAAGACGCCGTTATCGACGCTATCGAACGGGATACCAGTTTTCCAAGGACTTTGAACTTCTACAGCGGTACGCCTCTTCTCACCCGACTTGCTTAAACCAGAATCTGAGTCTATCGATGCATTCCCCGTGTGCATAGCCAGATCCATAACCGACATAGCATTAGAGAAATAAAACGGTCTCTCAGCCCAATCTCGCAGATAATTCTCGTAAGATTTTACGAAGGGCTTTTTCTCCAAAGAGAGCTCATCTTGGTTCTCGTCACTGTTAAAATCGATGAGATCCTCACGAGACAAAAGCGTTAATTTCTTATCACTTCCTTCTTCATTCTTAGTACAAATATAACACACTGGAGCAAATTCCATATTTTTAAATTTATAGTCTAATTACTTTATAAAGCTTTAGTGATATTATTTACATAGAGTTATTTCACTCAGTGAACCAACTATCACCGCAACAAAATCTTTTCTTTTCTATCGTTAAACCTCGCGTCCAGTAGTATATAGTCGAATGATAACCATATGTTATTACTCGATAATCCTCTCTTCGCCGCCACTATTGGATTTGGTTTAACGATACCCAACTTAATGAGCTGTATAGTCGCTGTAGACCACCAACGCATGTACTTGCGTATAGGATTAGTAATATATATGCTGTCACAATTTGCTATTATCACACTTCTGACATACATAAAATCTAACCGCACACTCTTTCCCTTGTAACTGACACAAACGTTAGACGGGCCTTTCTCTACGAAATCCGCTCGCGTTCCATAAGTGACTGCTCCCTGGATTATTAATACCAATAGCAGTCTTTTATCAGTCAACACACTCCCGTCGTCGACCGTCAACGGTAGTCTCAACAACGCCAGTGTTATTCTCTTGGCAACGTCTTTGCTAAGATAAGTACTTTCACCACTGACGGAAAGCGTTACCTTTTCCATCCCCTCGAAGTCTACCATAGTTAATCCAGCAACAGTAGCGGTCGGTATTTCAAAATAGCCGCACGTTTTCGCTACGTCTTCTAAATTTCTATCGACTACTTCATAGTAAAGCATTGCATTTTCGGTATAGGGTTGTTCGACGCCTGTCCTCGTGTCAGAAGCTGATAAAACAAACAAGCTTTTCCAGTCTCCCACGTTCGCAACGTGTATAGAAGGCTCGATCCCCGTTTTGTTTGAGTACGCTCTGTCTAGTGGCGTACCTGCCATATCAACGTCTCCCAATAAAACGTCACCGCCATCGACCTTAACGACTAATTCAGTATACAACCCTTCGATTCGTTTATTCCTAGTCGATTTATCTAATAGATAATGTAAACTGTCGTCATCAACTTTAAAAATAATTTCGTGTCCGAATCGCAGCGTTCCGTTTTTCAAGGCGTAACCTAGGCACGGCACGTCGATTCCGTTTATTAAAGCAGCCGTTACGACTCTTTTCTTTGAGAGAGTCAAACTGATCTCAACGTTCACATAATCCAATACATCTTCCGATATATCAGTTGGAACCATTTGCTCATTATAATAATATGAACCACCGTAGTAAACAAAGGGTCGTAGTTTAGCACCATGAGTGCCCCCGAAGTCTACACCCAACTCTAATACGTTTTTACCTCTACCGATCCACACTTGATATAAACTCCGGAAACCAGCTCTTCTAACGAACCTGACCCTGCTACGTAAAACCATAGACTTGGACAGAGAGAGCAACGCGCGCTTGACGTCATAGATACGAATCGCGTTTCTCGAATCGACCGCCTCGTCGATCTCCATTTATGATTTTTCTAATTCAGAAAAGTTATATAGTGTCTTTCCTGCCCGTCTTTTGTTCGCTAACGCTATAGCCTGAGCTCTAGCCAACGCGGCCGCTACTTTATCGTCTCTCCTGTTATACGAAGGTAATAATATACAATAGTCAAAACCATATGGTATAAATTGGCTAGTCACACCGTGTCGAGCCATTACATGATAGTTTGGTACTACCACGCCAGACTTTATCAGACTTATAGTCGTTGTAGAAAACCAACGCATATACTGTCTGACGGGGTTCTCGTATTTTGACTGCGGTACCGACGACTGTATAATATGCCGGAGTTCGTTAAAGTCCACTGTAAATTTTCTTCCGTTCAGTGATACATCCACTTTCCGTATCTCACCGTCCTTGAGATTTGCACTTGTACTCCACGTGAGCGCTCCTTGGATCATACCTATCGCCAGCGCACGGTTCGAACTTTCTGATCTTCCGTACAACCGCGAATAATAATCCAGTAATTTCGCGTTAACAGAGCGAACATCGTCTGCTTCCATAACACTGGGATTGTAATATCCCGTCAACTCGATAACATCCAATTCTGAAACATTCAACTTCGACCTACCTATAGGTAAATCGGTGACGTTCTCAATCGCAGTAAGTAACGTCGCTACTTCGTCAATGGGTTTAGTTTCAGGGATAGCTGCATTTGTTATCGATACACCCTCTGGTGGAGTTACATAGGTCACGTTCGCGATCGGATGCACCGGAACTGTCTCTGTTTCAGGCTGAGCCGCCGCTGTTTCGTTTCGTGCAGCAATCGCTTCGGTTAAGATCTCCCGGTATTTCGAATCCCTAAACGTCTTATACGGAAAGATATACTTCCGTTCGCGATTTATTTCCTTGTAATCGACCGTTCCGTCGAATTTCACAATCGAGCCCACGTCGTTCGGTACCAATTCGGAGAGTCCATCGCATGAAACTTTCTTTGACTCTAACGAAACTATAACAGTGATCAAACTGTCGACTGGGACTTTGATTTGGCTCGATCCTAAACTAGAGCCATTCGTAAAGACTTCCATTAACCTATTCTGCTTATTAACCATTGAGGTCATAGTTTCTTTTCTTTCATTATGAAAATTTACGATTGACGAATCCACCGGTCTACTTTTGAGAACACTACCGACGCCACCTTTTCTTTGCGTGTAGACCTGTTCAATTAAGTTCTTGTCACGATAGAATCTTAGAGTGTGTATAAGCATATCACCGTCCCGTGGTTCTATTATTACTCTAAGCACGCCCATCGTTTCTTTTGGGATCGATTTAATCGAAACAGATACATTAATCGTGTACCCTATCGAAAGATTTTGTAACTTATACGCCTCTCCTATTTTAAAGAAATCATCATTCATCCGACCCGCGTTAGGGAGCCAAGATTCTTGGGAATTATCATTCGGCAAGTTTCTCAGTAAAGACAAATACTCGCCTTTATCCCCAACTATAGGAGCCACTAACGCCGTTGTCATTATTAATCACAGCTTTCTAAATCTACACCTTGAGCTCACTGGTGTTTCTTAGTACTGAGCTTGTTACATTACTCTTCCGCCCGAACGCCGATTCTGCCGCCAACTGCCATGCTCTAATGGCGTCATTGCTAAATTGAGAATAAGATGGTCTGCAGAAATCAAAAGTATACGGAAGAAACCTCTTAGGTACGCCGTGTTGCATAGCTACTTTCTCGTTCGGCCTTAACTTTCCATTCAATATTAAATGTACAGCCGTTGCTGAGAACAACCTGGCATACTGACGCATAGGATTTTCGAACGTCGAGCCTTCAGCTCCTTTGACAACGGCGCCCTTAACCTTCTCGTAAGTTAATTTTCGCTCGCCGTTACTGTACAAATTCACGAAGTACTCTTCTTTGCTCTCAGTGTCTGGTGATGTGCTAAACGTCAACATTAATTGCAACATTGCCAAGAAAAAATCTGTGAGACTTTTCTGATCAGTGTTACCCATCACTTCAGCACATAAATTTTTTAATTCCGTAGATATAGCTGTTGCCACTGCCGGAGTCACCAAGCCGGGTCCGGTCGGCACCACAACCGAAACTTCCATATCCTTTGGTGGTTCAAAGATAATATTCATCTCGGGATTAGTAAAGATTTCTGCTATATTGAAAGTTCTCTTTAACTTATCGCCCATTTCTCGCTTAGCCACTTCAGAATCCCCCGAACGCTGACCCGTAGACGGTCGAGAAGGACGGAGAGTATAACCTCCCGGACCTTTCACGAACACATACTCGTCTGGCAGAACACCAATCACAGGGTGATTTGCCTCGGGAGTACCAGCTTCTGGCTTCGAGTACTGTGTTTTCAAAACGTACGCAGTCGCCTCACCTGCAGGTATAGTGAAGGCCGATGTACCGAAACCATTTAAAGTAGGCGTGCGCGGCACAACGATATTTCCTCCCCGGACGACGTTATAGTCATCATCATTTTGAGATATAACGCTAGCCATCTTAAATCGATACCGTAAAACGCACGATGTATTACCGAATCAAAATACTGTTAAAACACGAAATTTGTCGCTTTATGAGTATCCTTATCACTTAGATGATAATATCAAAATCTTTTTCCATATTTATATCCACCCACCCAATGAGTTGAATTCCGTATCTTTCTTTTGATAATCTCGATATCCTTGTACATAGCAGGGTTCAAACTAATGTACCCGCTATGTAAAACGGTATCGAACCCAAGACTCGGATTACTTAAGACCACATCCGGCCATACTACCGTGTCTATATTACCTAGCTGGCGTAGTTGCAAAGTAATCCCAGCAAAAACACTCGAAATTTCTCTCGGATAATTCCTCCCGTCAACCGACGCTTCAGCCACAAGCCTCTTTAAATGAGTAAAGTTTACTTTCCGCACAACACCGTTAATTCTGAAAACCATTTCGTTAGGTGTATCTTTCTTCCTCAAGTAATTAGTTCCAACTATCGAGAAATAAACTAGCATTAGATAAAGCGCACCGGTATAGTTGATGTTACTGATATGTTGATTTTCATCAACCATAGCTTTTAAACACAGACCCAGGACTCTCCTTAGTACAACATCAACATCGGTTATCCCCGTCAACTTAGCCGACGTGTCTGCTACCAACCCCAACAACATTGTCGACAGCTGATGGAATTCGTCTCCAGGTTGAATCCTGAAGTTACGAATAATTTCCCTTTCGCTGACTTCAACGCGAATATTGTAATAGATCTCTAATAGTTCGCGAGCCATCGTTAACGTCCGCGCAAACCATATAACTCTCGTTTCGGGATCGTACTTTCCAGGATCCTTAGACTGCAAAAAGGAGGCCAAATATAACGAAACCGTTTTATATGCCTGAGCGCCATCGCGTGCTCGAAAAAGCAATCCTATTAACTCAGGAATGTAATAACTACACACCTCAATCTTTTGGCGAGTGACAACGGAATCGTACGCGTCAACAACGTGAGTATACTTACGTACAAACTTTGCCAAAAGAGGACTGTACCTTCCCTGTTCTATTCTATCTGTCGACTCCGCTTGTGACACACGCACAAGTGGGATATTGCCTCGTCCTGATATATCTTCGTCCTTTGGTACGCGTTTCAAGAAAACGCCTAAATTCAAGAACAATTGCGCAAAAGCTTCATTCGTACTATTCGGTGACGTTCTTACCGCTGCCTGCTGTTCAGCTGTCAACGTGAAGTGCTTATTCTTTTTCTTTGTTATCGGCGTGTCTAATTGTAACGACCCAGGGGTCGCGTACGCCTTCCAATTACGCATCGTAGAAAGGATCGTATCGAACGCATAAATTGAGTTCTCGAAAGCACCAACGGCTACTGCCCATGCTATCAATTCGAAGTTCTCATCTGAGGGAGACAACCCCCGAATTATATGCGGCTTATCACCGCGATCTATAACTTCGATATAATTCACTACGCGCCGACCGCCCCCAGCTTTGAAATCCTCGTAAAGTGGCCTAAGCACCGACATATAATCGGTAGCTCCGGTCAACCAGACCAATGGATTCATTTCGACAATCTTAAAAAGTTTACTAGTATATTCTTGTCGAAGTACGCACCTGTAGCATCATAGACGTCGTCGATCGATATTTTATCGCCATGTAACTCAGAGAACATATCGACGTAATTATTCTCGAGTTGAATTAAATACTTCTTCATACTCGATACGTAGCGATACGCGTGCGCCGACGCGCTCACCGGCGCTGGTAATCGGGTATTTTTCAATTGTCTACCGTCGACGCTCAGTTTCAATTTTCCGTCTACTGATATCTCGTATTTAACCTTATCACTCTTCCTTTCGTTAGATGGTCTGTAATCCGTACCTTTAAAAGCGATCTCGTTCAACCAAGTACGATTAGACTCACCTTCTATTATTCCATACTCCATAGTACTTCCCGATATTTGAAAACTTGTTTCATATTCCGACGGTATGGGGTGACCCTTGGGAAAAATTACGATCTCCGTGAAACCTGACAATTCGTCAGACAACGTTTGGGAAACCGTGTCAATTAGTCGCAAATCGCTATGCCCCGTTAGAATATCACTATAAATCTTAGCACCTACGGCCACCGATAATCTAAATGTCTTAGAGTCGTACTCCGTTCGGCTAACATACGGTAACGTCTTTAGCTTTTGTTGTACCAACGGTAAAGCGACCGACCCGCCGGTTAGAACACAGACAATCGGACTACGTTTAAGCTCATTAGCACCTTCTGCGAAGATTTTGATTGCTCTGTCTACAAATGGTTCAGAGACAGCGTTCAATTCGTCTACGGACATTGACAACGTTTCTAAGCCGTTTGACGTCTTCACCTGCGTATATTGTGTACCACCATTAACACAAATTTTTTCTTTTAGGTCGGCTATCATCACTGCCAATATACCCGCATCTATCACTCCGGTTATTCGTTTCTCCTTACGCAGAAACTGCACTATCGCTCTGTCTATGTCGCGACCTCCCAGAAAGTTGTCTCCCTTCGAAAATAGCACACTCACGACGTTATTAAACCTTGATATGAACGATATATCCAAAGTCCCTCCTCCGAAGTCGAAGACGGCGTACGTCTCTTTCAGCGCACCTCCCCTAACAGCTCCGTACAAAGCTGCTGACGTTGGTTCGTTTATGAGAGCCCTCAATGGCTTACCTAACCCTTCCAGAGCGACACCCAAAAAACTTCGCTTGAACGAGTTATACTCCGCTGGCACGGTACAGACAACGCCTGATACCGCTTTGCCTACCGCTTCCTCTGTTTCTAGCAATATACCCTTCACGAAAAGAAAAACCAAATCAACTACTCTGACCAATGGCGCATTCACATTACCCACGCTGCCTAAAACAACTTCACCATTACTCAGTTTAACTTCGTATTCTGGATTCAGCTTTCGCTTAACAGCCTGAAAATTGTAGCCGTCGACGCCCACCCAACGCTTCGGATTGATATAAAGTCCCCCGGGTTTGCCTGCTACAAAATCGGAGTAGGCTCTGTGCCCAATGCTATACGTCATATCACTTCCTATAAAAACCTGCGTTGGAACGAACGGAGAATTCACCAACGTTACGCACCCGGAATCATCTTCCGATGGAACCGAAAAACAAGCCGTACTGAAAGTAGTGCCGAAATCAAGTCCCACTTCCATTCCGTCTACGGTTGAGCTACGTACCTATACGATGAATTTCCTGGTTCTCGCACCGGTTTATCCTCGATTTTCGCACAACAGTGCCGAATAGCTCTTACGATAAAATATACGACAAAACACAAGGCTACTAGTATAAAAAGAGAAACGGTATATAGAAGTTCGTGGGAAAACTGTCGCAAGTCCATAAAGAAAGTGTATATTATTCAAACCCAAAACACACCGCTGTACTGATAGTATATTACAAACTTGGCGATATCACAGTTAAATATTGACGATTAATATGCAAACCTGGGATAACCCTGATTTTAACACTACCGATTTTGGTGTTATAATGCCATACTACGTACTTGCACTATATATATTACAATACATGGTAACATTCTTACCAGAACCTCCCCAAGGAGCCAAGCCGCATGCTTACCCCCTTAATGCCATGACGGCATACACACACTAAGACGCCTTAACACGTATGTACACGCTATACAACGAAACACCTATATACAATCTTACCTGAATCTCCCAATTCAGCCAGGCCGTACGCCTCATCCCCTGGTGCCTTTACGGCACATAACGCGCTAGTACCCACGATTGTGCGGTGAACTCCTCCGAGGCGTACGGCCCGGCTGAGACGAAGACACCACAAACTTACTCTACCACCCTAGACTACTCTATACTAAGACGAACATAAATAGACAAAAATAAACTACGAAAAGAAAGAATAAAAGACGCGACACTACTAAAAATTAAAAACACCTAAAACCATGAACTAAAGCTAAGAAAAACTGCACACTACATTACATTGTAACGACCTAGCTCAAATAGCCGTTACCTCTACTTCAGGATAGTAGACACCCGATCCCTGATCTTTTCTCCCCAATTACGGGTGGTCGAGAATTGAGCCGTATTCCCTGGTATACGAGACCATTACATATAGAGCTCATCGAGTAGCCTTACTCTTTGAGTTCTTCCCAAACACCCCATCAGCATCATAAAATAACCTCTTGAATTGCACAAAATTTGCTGCCAGTATATGCACTAAACAAAACGCTGCGTATGCGTATGGATTAGGACCATACCTCTGTGCATCCATCGCGACAAGCTGCTGTACTGCGCTCTCATCCCCAAAACCTCGCGTCAAATCAACAAACGAGGTAAACACTTCAAACAACAAATCTTCATTGGGCTCTCTTTCCAAGCTTAGCTTCAAAAACAACTTAAACGGGTCAGGTAAAAAATAACAATGATCCGGTGTCCTCACCAAATATTTCGAACAAAAATAAGGAGCACACTGGCACGTTAACTTGAGGTCGAACCCAAAACTCTCTTCAAGAATCCTATCATCTATCTGCAGCTCGTTCTTCGAAAAAATCAAAGAGTCATCGCCACAAACAACAACCAAAGACGGTTCCGAACCTTTCAAAGATATCGCCAACAAAGTCATAAGAACCAAAGTGTTCCCTAACCACGTATTTGCACCTCCAGATCTCCGCTGCGCCCCTACCGACAAAACGAGCTCGTTCTTCCCCATCGTGACCACGGAATCATACTCTCCACAGAAGAAAGCATCTACAACAGATTCCGACACACCTAGACCGATTAAAATTCGCCTTTCGACGTCCTTCATGCACGCGCCCTGAGACTTGTCATATTTTGAAATATCCAGCTCGTAAACATAATAACCCGACACATCCCCCAGTCTATCACCAACCTCGCGACTGAAGTCTTCTGTTGACATACCGTGGTATGCTAAGACTTTCGTATGCAGCACATATTTCAACCTCTCGACCGCTTGCGTAAAGATGTGTGAAAACATCGCAGTTATAGCTCTATCATGGTACACAATGTTTTGCCCTGTAATGTACTGCTGTAAAGGCGTGGAGTCCAACTTCGGTTTGGCGTCTGACTTAACCATAAGCTTATAACGAGTCATTGCCGACAGATCGTAGACAAAAGACCGCAAACGAGCCCACAACGACTGCTTAGCCATAGAAGACCTGCTATCGAGCCACGACGACGCCGCCACTGCATTTTGGGATATTGTGTCCCCGACGCACTCTGCGAGCTTACTCCCATCAACCCAGGTATCAAAAAACAAGCTGGCAAGCTCAGTAGCAGCGATAGGGTCAGACGAGACATCACATCCCCTGTCTGCATTGAAGTTTCTGCTCTCAAACGTGACGAGGTTACATTTCAAACTGTTCCGCTTGGGCCGTCCAATCACTGACCTTACCACATTCTGCAACCGAGGCCTGTCCGTTACCCTATACTTCGGGAAGTTGTCACTTATCGTGGCCGTTTCGACCAACGTATCAAGACCAGACGTCTCAAAATCATCCTCCCAAAATTCCGTATTGAAACACGTGATACCGGGCACTCTGCTCTCCAAGAAAAGATTCACCACTTGAACGTGGGATGTAGAAACCTTCGCCATAATATACTTCTCCAGCTGCGGAGCAGCCGAGAAACACTCAATCGACTCGAAAGCGATCATTCCGCTGCAGTTGCTGCAACAAAACGTCACTCACTTTTCCAGCGTACGTACCATCAATCAGCTTCGAGATAGTATCAGACATCTTAGAGCTCAGCACCGCGTATTTCATGCTGCGAGTATGCCTTGACAAAGCAACTACAATATGAGGCTTCCGCGAGAAGATCGGATCATCTGCCTTCTTCAATCTTACCAATACAACATCACCATACGTCTTGCCTTGCGCTTCATGCGTCGTTAACACATCTGGCCTCTTTTTTCCAGCCGCAATTTCCATCTTCGCAACAACCCTCTGCATTTCTGCTTTTTCATTCTGAGTCATTGTCAGGTAAACATCCGCTTCATACAGTAAAGCGTCCTCTGGAGTTGCGATAGGCACCTTCTCGAAAGAGCGTAAAGGTCGAGTGTCCCCGTTAGGAAACACACCATTCGGGTACAATTTAGCTCCTCGCATATCAGTCATCGACGATAATACGTAACATACATCAGCAGGGCACCTGTATGAAATGTCAGTGTACTCAATCAGCTCTTCCGCGAATTCTACGGCTTCATTAGGCGTGACAAACGTCTTTTCCCTGTTGATAAATGGTATCTGATTCTTATCTCCGTACGCGATAACTTCTTTCACTCCCATCGCTACCACTGTTAACTGAAACATTCCCTTATGCAGCATATACACTTCATCGATAAGCCCAACATGCGAGTTTGGACGGGGCCGGGAATTAACAATCCACGAGTTCGCGGTCTTCGCTACCAAATCGGTCTCCTTCTTCCCTTCTCTGGCTCGAATAGCCGAGTTAATATCTGCAGCGCTTCCAGTGTTCGCTGTAGCAATCTTCGCACGCTTCTTCCTTCCAAAATATTCGTCAACGAGACGCGTCGTCTTGCCTCCACCAGGTGGTGAATTCACCGCGGACAACCTCACATTCTTCATGTATTCACCGACCAACGCCCTCTTAGCCAACCTAACACATCCACGCAAATTCATCGCATCATGAAACACTAGTAGATCATCACAAACTAGCACGGCATCTTGCCTCGACAATACTGCCTCGAGATTTCGCCCTGGCACGAAAGTGCCTGTGGATACCAAAAAGACGTATTCCAAATCGAAGATAGTCGTCCCGTCTTCCGGCGCATTTGCAACCACTTTGAAATTCGCGTCGTACACTCGTAAACCAGGAAGATTCTCGTAAACTGCGAGCGGAAACTTGTGTCCTACTCTTTTGTCCGTTTTAGCAACAAGATCTCGCGCTCGCTTCAGCTTGATGAACAAATCGAAACATCGCCGTGCTAAATACATAATGAACTCAATCGCCGGGGCTTCAGTACCCGCGGTCTTCAGATCTTTGCAGTATACGACATCATTGAAGGATTGTATCCCCAAGACTGGGTCTTCACCTAATACCCAACTGTCCTTGTCGATACACCCCATCTCCACAGCTGTGCCGATAGTAGACTTTGACGCGCTTTGCCGAACGGTCGCCACACTTTCGCCTGAAGAAGAACTAACCCCTGAACTTGGCACAGGTCCCAGTAGACCTTTAGCTTCCTTCGACGTCTTCCCGTCATTCACCGATACCCGGGATTGAGGAGTAACTTCGCCTTTAACGCGCTTGCCTTCAGTAGCTTCGCGCTTGCAATAATCCACAGTGGCGTTGCGTAATGTAATACTCACCCTCCCTTCATCCAAAGATTCCACCGAATGCTTAAAATCACGCTGCATCCCCGGGCTCATCACGAAGACATCACCATCACCCAGAAGATGCTCGACAATCTCTCCCGTCTTATTCGACCGCACTCTAAAGCGAGCCTGACCATTCAAATTTACGGTGACAACGCTCACACCAGATGTGTAGCATTTCTCATCATCAGCATGAAACCCGATCGTAGCACCCTTTCTGTACTTCTGTATCAAGCAATGATCATAACTCTCATCCAATTTCAGTTCCTCCCGAAGCTCATCAAGCGCTTTATTCCAACCCTGACTCGCGTGCGAACCACCATTATAGACATACCTTCGGCTGTACTTGCTGTAGAATGCTACATCTCTCCCCCGCAACTTATCGACGAAAATGTCGCTGCTCACTAGTTTGCGGGCCCCTTTGAATTTTTCACGCTCCATCGCCGTTTGAACGTTTCGGGGAGCTGACACTTCGACCTTGACCGGAGTAACATCTTCGATAATCGCTGACGATTTCGTCTTTCTCTCCGGGCTTTCCTCCGATATACTCTTGCAATCAGCGGACTTACAACCACTGGGCGAAGCGTCGCCACGCTCCACTTTGGTAGAGCTTAAGCACAGATAGCCTTCGCTCTCTTCTTCCGATTCGTCGTCCTTCCCCTCACACTTCGGTTCTTTAAACACAACAGGAATTAGGCCACCATGCTCTTCTCGTCTCTTCTCTATAATCAACCTGCACTTCTCCTTCCGCATATTCAACTCTTCGTCGTAATCAACGACCTTCTTCCCTTTATCGACAATACGCCTCGGCTCCTCTTCCTTCCGACTTTCGACTTTCCCATCAGCCAAGATACCGCTTTCGTGTTTTGACTCGTTGACGCTTGTAGTCACAAAGTGCGACTGTGCCGTATGCTGACTACTTTCAACTGATTCGTCATCTGATGCGTCTGTTGAATCCTCAGTTTTTGACGTCAAATCCTCCTTCTCTTGCTCAACTTCGCTCGAGGTTCCACAAGTTGCTTCATCCAGGATATCATCCATAGCCTCGCCTTCGCTTCTGCGCGACGGTTCGATTGCCGCACCCTTCCTTTCTGCTCGCTGCCTGTAGAAGCTAGTAACGCCCTCATACACGTCCCCACGCTTCGGGAACACAATCTGCAAGCTGGCTGCCCTACTTGCACCTTTCTTTGCAGTCAACGCCAAACACGCGGCTACGCCCATCAATTTCGAAGCCCTGCCATACTCGCCTCCTTTGATACACCTCAATGCCGCTATCCCGTATCCGACGCTCCCTATATACCTGAACCGCTTAGGCGCGAGTAATATAAGAATCGCCGATTTCTCATAGCTCGATGATAGATATGCGGCGGCCGTAAGGCACACGGTCTGAACGTTCAACGAGTCGCCGTAAATGTACCCCATCTCTTCCACGTATCCAGACACGCGATCTTTAAATTCAGCCCTCGCTACCACCTTCAATGAACGCACTGATCCCTGAGCCGAAACGACGGCATTCCTTCTTACACTCCCGAGTCTCTCTTTCAAGTCGCTCAGACCTAACACCAGCTTACCTTTCGTCTTTTTCAAGGAGGTGCGGACACCTTGCGCTAACCCATGAGCTCTGTTCAAAATTTGGCGCCGAAAAGCGAGCATGGAAGCCATCAGTAATAGACCTCCCCCGAACATTAGCAACGACGACTTACTCCGTAGAACATAAGCCGCCCTCTCGCTCAGAGCGCGCAATGATGACGCAAGCAAAGATACCCACGCAGGCTGCCCAACCTCTATTTTTTCCCCTAGACCTCCATCGTCCTTCATTACCAGCGATGCCACCGTTGCCGCAATTGGAAGCTTGACTACTCCGTTCGCTGGAGATTTTGAAAAAATTTTTCCCACGGTGTAACCGTTCTCCGCCACCTTCAATTCAGCGAAAGATTTGGCCCAACTTGCCGGATTCCCGCTCGATGTAAACGTGCTCGCCGCTGAATTCACGTATGACTTTACGCCCTGATTGATTATGCGACTTCTAACACCACCTTTCAAACCGACATGGAGATTTTTCGTCTGTATAAACGTCAGGATATCATCTTCAGTGATTTCTCTCTCATCAACCTCCAAACCTTTGCTCTCAGCCTTCGCCTTTTCTGCGGCTCTCATGCTCCTCAGAATTTTGTGCGCTTCACGAACTAGATCCTTAGCGACCTTGATATTCGTCCCGTTACGGAGGTGCAACCTGTAAGCCATCAAACCCTCATCCAATAACATCGATCTATCAGTGAAACAAGGGTTGGTCTCCGCCACCAGATGTAGCGTCACCGTGGCAGGAACCGTACGTACGAACCGAAAATTTTGATCCATCAACACGTCCAGATTAGACCCCAGCGCCTGCAACATAGTCAAAGCGTACTCATTCATCCCCGAAAAGAAAGAGCTACAAAGCTTCCGTACGATCAAAACGATACAATTCCACAAGTTCCCGCGAAGAGCCTCGATCGAGTGATGAGCCACGTGTGCCTTCTTTCTGTCTGTGATCGCTTGTATCATCAACGCTACAACCAGTCCCCACTGCTCTTCCGGAGACAATTCGACCTTGTCGTGCACCACACGTGTACCCACGATAACATGCGTCTTCTGGCTCCGCGCGCAAGACACGGCGTACTCAAATGTTCTATCCACGAATGCAGACGTCGTATTAAGCAAATACGAGTACACACGATCAACGAAATCGGAATCTAAGTACATTTGTCTGAATGAGAGAAAACCATCAGCAATCTCCGGTATCATAACCAGACTATGTCCCTTAAACGTCGTCGACACTTTCCTCGTCAAATTGTACGAGGCATGAGCGGTATCGATAACGCACAGAGAAAACTGATGGTAACCAAGCCTGTAGCCTACATACTCGACCGAAAAAGCACTGCCACTGGGTAACTGAACGACGTTACTCCCGAAGAAACTTATAATCTTCTGCACGGAATGAGTGTAAGCATCGCCTACGCCTCCGACAGTATACATTATCACATCGCCTTTTCGCACCACTTCCACACCCAGTTCTGGTATAGTTAGGCTGCCGTCTCTGGCTGTCAGCTCTATTGGAAACATCAAGCACAACTCGAATATTTTTATATCTTTCTTCTCTAGTGCTTGCGCCAATTCAAAAACATCTAAGTCGTAGACGTCAACCATGAAACCAACTGGCGCTTTATGATCACAAAAGCGCGTGTCCATTTGGCAGTACGTGATGTTCTTCGCAGCCTCTTTCTTAAGCACGCTTTCGACTGTCATAACCTTTTCCTCAGCTGTAGCGAGCCTCAAACACTCCTCTTCGCGCCTTCTGCAATCTTTGTAATCCAGAACGGGGTTACAACAATGACAATCTTTGTCTCCATTACGCACATGATAGGCAACACTCCCTCCGATGTCTACGAACGGTACGCCTCTGTATTTGCTCGCATACAATGAGTTGAAGCACGAACGAACAGCGTTACATAAACTGTGCGAGCTCGAAACACTATCCAAAAAGGTTATAAAAAGTTCTGGAAAAGCTCTCGTCAAACTTTCTTTAGCCACAGCACTAAGCGCTACCGTCACGACGCACTTATTCTTCTTCCCCAGTGTATCCTCCTTCATCATGAACAGCTCCGAAATCTTCTCGTCGAGGTGCGTCACCAGTGTGCTCCCTTCTTTCAGTACTAGCCGGTTAGCAATTGTTGATACTATCCCTTCGAATAGATCTTCCTGATTGAGCGCATTACTTACGCTTGCCACCAGGCTCTGTTGCCCCCCTTTAGCCGCCATACCGACGAAGCATCTATCATCAACCTCAGCCAAAGAAACAGTGGGTTTGTTCCCCACATGAAAGATATTCGCTTCATCCGTCTTCTCCAGCTTGACGTTAAAGCGCAGCATTCGCTTCAACTTCCGCACACTAATACAGCTCTCGAAAGAGCCGGCCAAAAGATTGTTGCCGTTCAGAACTGCCAGCTGCAACCAACACCAATACTTATCACCATAAAACAGCTCACCCGTGTCCTCACATCTAAAGAGCAAGTGAGGAAGCGCCACGTAAACACCCACAGGCAGCCTCCGCCATAGAACGCGCATATCGTACCTTATAACTTCAAGAGGTACGGCGATAACTGCCCCTTCAACGAAACAAAAAACATACCTCTTACCTGAACTCCAGTCGCGGGTCAACAACCACTTGTGACAAAATTTCGGGGTGAAAAAACATTGCCCTTGAATATCCCATAGCCGCCCCGAACGCAACAAAAATGCCGGGCGCTGAAACGAACCGCCTTCATTAAAAAATTTTCCGAAACGCGCGTGAGATTGCGCGTTGTTCCCATTTAGACCCGGCACGGCGGCCGCAACCTGCTTTGCCTTTATTGGTGTAGGCACCGGTATTTTCGACTGCGCTGGCTTTCGGTCGATCACACACTGCGGGGATTTAGCCTTCTCTGGTGCCTCCGACAGCTGTTTTCTTACGAAGAAAACAGAAAACATCCCGGCGTGGTCTGATTCAAGTTCCACGACCGCCGGCCTCACTAAACGTACCGTACCTGAAGCTGTCCCTGCCCGCAAAGTTACCCACTTGCCTGACGCAGCCCTATAATATGTGTTCCTGAACACAGCCTTTACTATTATGTGGTGAGTGGACTGGACAGGTGTAGCGTCAAATTTCAATGACCGACCGTAGTTTTTGCAACAAACAGCATAGTCGATCGCTTTCCTCAGAAAACCATTGCTACTCCTTGTGGGGGCTATAAAGCGTGACCCTTTTTGAAATATGATTGGGGGTGAAGGAAGATTGCACAAAAATAAAGATGTAGAAGAAGAAACAAAGGGGAAACGAAAATCTTTTTGAATGGAAATCAAGTCTTCTTGTGCAAAGATGGACTTAACTGCCATGATTTTAAATAAACGAGAAGAAAGGAAATATAAAAATAAGAAAAGAGAACAATGGGGAACGACAAAAACGAGAAAAGCGAAGATAAAAGGAAGTACAAGACGAATAAAAAAGTTAGAAATGAAACCGATACTGCAAAATACTAAGGAGGAAAAGGAAAAATTAGAACCTAGACAGTAAAAGAAAGGGGAAACAATAAAGTGAAGCACGCGAAATGAAAGGAAATGAAAAGAAATGGAGTGGTTCGGGAAAACGTTAGAGTGACGAACTAAGGAGAAAAGAAAAGGAAACGATGGATACAATAAGAAAGAAGGCGAAAAAGTAACGATAAAAAGAAAAAGAAAAGAGAAGGAAATGAACGATACGAAAAGAAAGAAGGCGGATAAATAGAGTTAAATAAAAAATAAAAAAGAAAGGAAAGATAAGGAGAAAAGGGAGAAGAGTAAAGAGAAGAAGTACGTGCTTCGTCCCTGAATGAAAGGAAACAAAAAGGGAGAAGTGAAAAAGTAGTGAGAATAGAGTGATATCAGCACTCAAGAGAAAAAGGAAAGAAAAGGAGAAGAAGTAGAACAGTAGAGAGGTGAAGTATATACTTCGTCCCTGAGAGAAAGGAAACGAAAAGGGAGAGGTAAAAGGGTAGTGAGAAGGGAGTGGTTTTAGCACTCGAGAGAAAAAGGAATGAGAGTAAGAATGCTCGGAAGCGGAGAGAAGAGAAGAAGTGTGGATTTCAGATCTGAAATGGAAAGCAATGGTAGGATTGGGATTGTCTGGTTCGATACCTAC